GGGCAAACGTGACGCGCATGGCGGAGTAGTTCTCCGGCGGCAGCGGCGTCTGGATCGTGGCGGAGTAGCTCGCGCCTTTAACGATTGGCATGTTGGTCCCTCCTATAGTGCGATTTTGCCGAGAATAACAAAGGTCCCGCTGATCCTGGCCACCAGGACCCGGTCGCCCGCGGCGAGCGTCTGGCCGGTCACGACGCGCTTGTAGCGCTTCGTCGTTGCCGACGTTTGCCCGTCAAGGATCAGCGTGGTCCCGGCAGCGCTCACGTTGCCGACGGTCGCCAGCATCAGCGGCTCCCGCGCGGACGGCTGCGGGGCGATGTTGAAAAGCTCATCCAAAGTTGAACACCACCTTTTCCAGCTGGTGGGTCATCGTCCCGCCCGTCGGGGAGAGGACCATGGTCCAGGCACGCTCCAGGCAGAGGCCGGTCGTGCCGTGGTAGTTGAGCGCCGTGATGTCGCCGACGCCGAAGCCGGGCAGCAGCGCCGTCTGCACGGTGATCTGCTCGCCGCCGATCAGACTCTCGTTGCAGAGCCTGGTGGCGTAGGCCTCGAGCTCCTCCTGCGAGGCGACGTTATCGACCTGCACCAGGCGGCAGATCCGGCGGCCGCGCCGCACGGTGGAAAGCGGGCTCTGCGGGTTGACGTTCTCCGCCGTGGCCACCATGGCGGCTTCCTTGTCGGGGTTGGAGCAGACGCAAATAAACACGTTCGGCGCGCTGTAGATGTCCGTCTGCCGGTTCATCGTCGGCAGCAGCAGACTCTGCACGTTGCTGCCGTCCAGCGTGTGGCTCAGATTCTGCACGGAGGGTTCCCGGACCGGTTCCAGGACCGCGAGCCCGGCGTTATTAAACCACAGGGGCTTATAATTGATCTCGCTCAGCAGCTGGTTGACGATTTCGAGGTAGCTCGTGCCGACCTCCCAGCCCTCCCGGGCTTCCGGGAGGGTGATGGCCGTCGGCGTGATCGCCGCCGTGGAGATCCCGCTGGCCACAAGCAGATTCTCGATCGCGGTGAGGTACTGCGTGCCGGCTGCGAGGTACAGCGGGTCCTCGAGATAGGTGTCGCGCACGATCCAGCATCGGTCGTAGGCCTCGACGCTCACGCCGCGCGCCTCGTTCGTGATCTTTTCCTGCACAGTTGCGGGGAGGTAGATCCCGAGCGGATGGCGCACGCCGTCGATCCAGAGCTCCGGCCGGATCTCGTCGCTCAGCCAGTCGATCTCGTCCGGCAGCACGAAATCGCCGCTCAGGCTCATTTTGATTTCGCCCGTCTCGCTCATGCGCAGCGTCGGGGAGGAGCCGTCCAGCGCGAAGAGCTCGCCGAAGTCGGCGCCGTTGCGCAGGATCCGGAAACGGATGTCAAGTTCCCGCATCATGGACGTAGTCCTCCCATTCGATCTGCTGGATCGCGAAGGTGAACGCGGTGTAGAAATCTGTCTCGCGCTTGTCCAGCTGCGCCAGCGGCCCGATCACGACGTTGCCACGGCGGCTCTTGAGAATCACCACGCGCCCGAGCAGCGCCTCGAAGGCGGCCACGGCGGCGGGATCCGTAAACGACGCGTTGTAGCTTCCCTGGCGGTCGTAGAACGGCGCGAGCTCCAAAATCGGGTACCGGGCTCCGGCCACGTGGCGCAGGGTAAAGGCCCGCGAGCTGCTGAAGCTCTGCTCGCCGTTGGAGAACTCGCTCAGCCGGAGCGAGAGCCAGGCGCCGCCGGTGATCGCCGCGATCTGGCTGTCGTCGGTACTGAGCTCGCCGCTCACCTCGTTGGATCTCGTGTAGTTGCCGTCGGCCAGTTTCTCGACCACGGCCCAGCTGTGTCCGCCGAGGACCAGCCGGTCCGTGAAGGACTCGGCGCTCGTCTCGGCGATCCGCGTCCCGTCGCGGTAGATCAGATACGTCTCGCCGCTGCCGCCGGTCCAGCTCAGATCTGCATCCAGAGCAAAAACGCCGCTGAGCGTGATCGCCGTGCCCGGCTGGTTGGCCACCTGGAAGCTGGTGCTGCCGTCGGCGCTCCACAAGCCGTACACGTTCTGCACGGCGACGGCAACGGTGTGCACGCCGTCCTCGAGGTAGTCCTTGAGCGTGTAGACGTGATCGGTCCCGAAGAAGGTCCCGACGAGCTCGCCGTCGACGGTGATGCGGTAGGCCTGCTGCTCGCTGGCCGCCCAGCGGATCGTCGTGAAAGGCGCCGCGTCGGTGATGACGCTCGGCGCCGGCGGCGCGGCCACGTTGCGCAGGGAGGCCGCTTCGCTCCAAGGCCCGGCGACGTCGTCCTGGTTGAACGCGCGGACGCGCCAGTAGACGGCGCCGGAGGGCAGGAAGTTCGCCGGGGCGGTGTAGGTAAGCCCCGCGCCCGTCACGGTGCCCAGCGGCAGCCAGGTGATCGCGTCCGAGCTGTACTGCAGCTCGGACGAGGACGGCGCCTTGCCGTAGCTGTTGGAGCTCGTCCAGCGGAACGTGATCGGCGCGGAGCCGTCCACGATCTCGTTGATCGGGGAGATCGGCGTCGCGTAGGTCGTCGTGTCGGCCGTGGTGAAGGTGTAGACAGGCGTGCTGCTCGTGTTTCCGGCGTTGTCGGTGCCCTCGACGTACCACTGGATCGTGCCGGCGGGGAAGGTGTTGGCCGGGATCGTCACGCTCGGGCCGCTGGCCTGGACGGCGGTGTAGCTGCCGGAGGATCCGGCCCGCCAGTAGAACGTCGCGCTGGCCTGGCTGAAATCGCCGGCGCAGGGTCCGGTCGGAACGAAGCGCCAGGCGAAGGCCTGCGCCTGCTGCCGGTCCACGTAGCCGCCCGTCGGGCTGTTTTGCTGCTCGATCTGGCTGGTGATGGTTTCGGCGTCGTCGTAGACGATCGTGACGAATGGCCGGTAGGCTGGCGTGGCATTGCTGTTCGTGAGGATGTAGGCGGCGTCTCCGGAGAAAAACGCGTAGGCCGAGGAAAGCACGATGCCTCCGGCCTTTGCCGCGAGCGCGGCCTTGTTTCCGTCTGCGCCGGTGCTGATCGTCATGGGCGCCTGCGCGTCGCCGGTCGCTTTTTCCAGATATGCCGACCCGAGATCGGTGTGCGCCGGGAGGGTATTGAGCGAGAGCGTGGCCGGATCGTAAGCGCCGACCGCGCTGAAAACAAACGTGTTGTTAAAATCGGCGCTTGCCGCAGGGGTGAAGGTGAAACTGGCTCGGATCAGCTTCTGGTAAAGCAGGTTGCTCGGGAAGCTGCTGAGCCGAAAAACGAGCATGTAACGCAGGAAGCTCTCGCGCCAGGTCATGTCGGCCCACACGGCCGTGATTTGTTCGACTCTGGCGGGAGTGCCTGTGTTGATTCGGTTCGTCGCCGAAACGCTCAGTGTGACGTTTCTCTCGGCCATGCTCTCACCTCATTCTCGCCCGGACCCGGGCGCTGCGTGCGATCTCGACGATGTCGCTGAACTCCTTTATGGTGTTCGCAGGGATCGTGATGTTGAAGACGTCTCCGCCGAAGCCCCGGCTCTCCTGCGCGCTGAGGATCTGCGATCCCCGCGGCAGCAGGGCCAGCTCCGGGCCGTTCTCGCCGACCCAGGTCAGACCGCCGCGCCAGTTGTCGTTGCCGGTCGCGTTGTAGCCGTAGATGTAGTTTCCGGTGTCCCGGTCGTAATAACGGCCCGTCGCGGCGTCATAGCCGTAGTTCTGGCCGGCGTAGCCGCTCGCAGCGCTCCCGCGCCAGCTTTCGTACTGCGCGGCGGTGCCGTTCCACTGCTGCATGTTGGAATACATGCCATACTGAGCATTGAGGCCCAGCGCCGTGTTGAGGCGTGTTCGTCCCGACGACGTGAAACTGGTCAGCAGGCCGATGGCCGCGTTGCCGGTGTCGGCGATCAGGGCAAAGACGCCCGCGATCCCGTGGAGGATTTGGTAAAGGGGCTGCAGCCCGGATGTCAGCTGCGGCGCAAGGCCCAAAAGAGCGCCCAGCGGCTGCAGTAGCGCAGCGGCGAACTGGACCAGCTCGCCGACACCAGAGACAAGACCGGAGTTGATCAGCATATCGCCGGCAGCCCTTGTGAGTCTGGTGAACTCCTCCATGACCTGCTTCGAGGTCGGGGCGAATTCCACAGCCAGCTGCTTCTTTGTCGCGTCGATTTGAAGCTGCAGCTCCTGATAAGCGTCGTCGACCTCGCCCAGCTTGGCGATCTGGCTTTGATCAAGCACATAGCCGGTCTCCTCGGCCTGCTTGGCCAGCTCCCGCAGCGCGTCGCTGCCCTGCAAAATCAGAGGGTTGAGCTCCTGCGCGGATTTCCCCAAGAGATCCATTGCCGCAGCGTCACGGGCGGTGGTATTTTCGATCCCGCCCAGGGCGTCGACGACATCATAAAAAACGTCCTCCGCGCTGCGCAGATTACCGTCGGTGTCCGAAATGGACACGCCGAGAGCCTCGAAACTCTCGGCCAGGGCCTTGTTCCCCCCGTCGGCTTCGGCCATGTTTTTCGTCAGCTTGGTCAGCGTCGAGGTGATCGTGCCATAGCTCACGTCGATCAGGTTCTCGGCGTATTTGAGCTGCTGGATCGTCTCGGTGCTCAGGCCCGAGGTCATGGACTCGGTGATGACCTCGTCCACGTCGGCAGCTGCTTGCAGCGTGATCTGGTGCAGCTGTTGCACGCCCTTGATCAGCGCCGCGATAGCGCCGGCAGCGACACCCATTGCGGCGACGGTGCCCGTGGACAGCCCCTGCATGCCGTTCAGCGCCTTTTTCGCGCTGTCGGGAAGCTGGATCCCCAGCTTTCCGGCGAGGTCGCCGACGGTATCGCCCAGGCCCTGCATGACCTCATCTTCACCTCGCAGCGCCTGGTTGTTTTCCTGGATCGCCGCCTCCAAATCGTACTGTGCGGCCTCTGCGTTGTTTAGCTTGATCTGCCAGTCCTGCGTCTGCTGGGAGCTCTCGCCGTACTGCTGCGCGGCGTTTTTCAGCGCCTCGCGCAGGGTCTGGACCTTATCTTTTTGCTGCAGGAGTTGCCGCTCGAGCAGCTCGCCTTTTTTGGTCAGAAATTCGGTGCTTTCGCTGTTCCCTTTGTACTCAGCCTGTAACTTGCGCATTTCGGAGCCCAGGACGGCATTGCCCTTCTGCAGCTCCGATAGCGCCTGCTTATATTGCCGCTCGCCGTCGAGCTCGACGCGAGCCTTTACGGTTCTTGTAGCCATTTATCCGCCTCCTCGGAGGTATTCGCTCAGGCTGCGCTGCGGTGAGGGGTCGGAACGCTGTGCCGTCAGCCCGAAACGGGCGTCAAACAGCGCGTGCAGCCGGGCGGGGTTCATCGTCCGCCAGAAGATCCTCTCGTCCATGTGCAGTTCGAGCAGCCAGATACTGAGATAGCGGGCGAAGTCGATCTTCGCCCGCTGCGTCAGTTTCCCGAGTCGGCGGGCTCAGCGCTGCCAGCCTCGGGCGTGTTCTCTTTTCGCGCCGGCGAGAGCGAGCGGAAAAGCATGCTCACGAGATCGAGCTCCATGAGCATGGCGTAGGAGATCCGGCGCTTGAGCTGGGCGGGCGTCCAGCGCTCCTCCCAGCCCTGTTCGTCGGCGTAGTCGTTAAGCATGGCCGCCAGCAGCGACAGAGAGCTCTCCCGCACCGATACTTCCATCAGCGCGTCCAGGGTGCCGTACTGTTCCTCGATGGTCTCCAGCACGGCCATATTGCAGCGCAGCAAATAGCGCTTGCCCTCCAGCTCGAAGGGCTTTTCCTCGAGCCGGATCATGTCAGGACCGCCGCCACCCAGGCGATGGCCTGCTCCTCAGTGTCGCAGATTGCGACCTCGATCATGTCCTGATCAGCGCTGTCGTCCGCCAGGAATTCGCCGCTCGTGGTGGGCGTGTTGAACTGGATGTTCTCTCCCGCGGTCTGCAGGGACATGCTGGGCGGCCCGAACAGGCATTTCGCCACCTTGACGCAGGTGTACTTCTCGACGCCGTCGACCATATCCGGGGCGTAGAACGCGACGCCGACATAGGCGCTGTCGGTTTTGGCTCCGAGCACCAGGCTCGTCACGCTGCCGCTGCCGACCGTGCGGGTTTTCTCGCGGCTGCCGAAAAGCAGCTTCTGCACGGCATCCGGGAGATACTTGACGCCCAGGGAGACGGAGCCGCCGGTGGCTTTTTTCATGAACTCGGCCAGGGTGGACTCGGCATAGAGCCGACCCTCGGCGTAGCGCATCTCCAGGTTGGCCGTCATGGCGTCGCCGGCAGTCTGCCGGTCGGTATAGGTGATCGTGCCGGCGGTGTTGACGTACCTGGCGACCTGGATTCCTCTCAAATCAAACTGAGGCATGTTGATTTCCTCCTATTTGGTGAATTCTTGCTCGATCCAGTCCCCCAGGACGTCTCCGCCTGCGGCTGCGATCTTTTCTTCGTTCGCGGTCATAGCCTGTGCAATAAACGGCCGCGCAGGCTGGCCGCGCTTTCCGTACTCGTTGATGAATGCGATCTCCGCGTTTCGTGTTGTGGTGCCTCCTCGGCGACGGGTCCCGGAGAAGGTGACGTCCTGGTAGCCGCCGGAGGGGGACAGCTTGGGCTTGGATTTCGAGATCTTGTCCAGGATGTGCACGCTGCTCTCCGAATCTCGAACGCCCAGGGCCTCGCCGCTGCGGCGGATCCCGGCGGCTGCAATGTCGGCCATTTGGTTTAGTGCCTGGGTCTTGACGTCGGGCGGGACGTCCTGGAGCCTGCCGAAAACCGCGCTCAGATCGTCCATGCCGGTGATTTCAAGTTTGGCCATAGACGCCTCCGGCGTTGACGTACTCGCACTCCAGCACGTAGTGCTGTCCCTCGTTGTCGCTCGCGTTGGTCACGCTCGGCCAGGTGAAGCCCTGGTCGAATAGCGCCTGCTGCAGCCGCAGCTTGCCCGGGTTCGGGTTTTTCCCGTTGGGGAGGTAGTAGTGGACCTGCGTCGGATAGCGAGCCGCTGCGGGCTTCCGTTCGGCGTAGACCTGCGGGACCGTGTAGGCGTTCCACACCACGTACTCGAGCGCGCAGCCGTCGTAGACGTTGGGCGCGCACTCGGGGAAGATGGGGGAGACCGCGGCCATCACGGCCGCGTCCACGTTGACCATCATCGGACCACCTCCTGCAGGATCAGCGTCTTGTGGTCGAAGCTGGACTGGAATGCCCGGATCACGCGGTAGAACCGCCCGCGGAAGGAGACGTAGCGCTCGCCCTCATAATCCACAGCCCAGACCTCCACGGAGGCATTGGCCTGCAAACCGGCCTTCATCGAGTTATAAAACTCGCTCTGGCTGACGCCTTCCTCCCAGGTTCCGAAGATCGTCCGCAGGCACGGCTGCGTCGGCAGCCGGTAGCCTTCCGCGTCCTGGCTCTTATCAAACGCCACGAGGCCGATTTCGTCGCTCCAGGGCGTGTGCAGCTCGTTGCGCATGTCTCAGCCCTCCTCCCGTGCTTTCCGGGAAAACAGGCGGTTATTGAGCGCGTAGCGGAGCATTCGCGGCATGTCCTCGCCGGTGGTCCGGCTGCGCCAGAGGTAGGCGGCGTACATGACGACGAGATCCCGGTCCTGTTCGGTGTCCTCCAGCGTGATCCCCTCCTCCGCGATCCGGGCCTGCGCGGTCCGGATCCGGGCCAGGAGGCGCTCAGAGAATGCCTCGCTTGTGACGCTGAGATCGACGCGGAGCGCTTTCAGCAGCAGCTCCTCGTTCATGATGGGATCCTCGTTCATGCGCCCGCCTCCTCGATCGCTCTTGTTATTTCAGCCTTGGTGTTCCGACTGCTGACGCCCTCGACGCCGTGGTCCTCGGCATAGGACAGAAGCTGCGCTTTTGTCATGCCGAGGAGCGGCGCCGGGGACGGGCTGGGATCAGCCGCCGGGGTTATTCCCCCGCCGCGAAGGTGACGTCGGTCGCGTCGGGAGCCTCGCCGATGCCGACGGCCACGAAGGCCTCAGCGATGGCCGGAGCGCCGTCATAGCGGGCCACGCCCTTCATGACGGTCTGATCCTGGAGGAAGCGCACGTGCTCGCTGGTGCCGAAGCGCGGGCCGCGGCGCTCGCCGAGGATGTAGAGCTCGAAGTAGCCGCCGATGATGACGTTGTCGGGGATGAAGTTGAGGACCTCGATCACGCCGCCAATGACGGGCATGGTGCCGTTCACGCCGGAGACGATCGCGCCGCCGGCGTCGATGCTCATGGCTTCGGCGACGACCTTGGTGTAGGTGACCTCGTTCATGACCCAGACCTTCTCGCCGCGGGCGTAGCGGCCCTTCGCGGCGCCGCTGGCCAGGGCCAGAGCCTTGAAGAAGTCAATGCCGGCCGCGCTGGCGGCAATGGTCTGGATATTGCTGGTGTGCAGGTCGGCCCAGGGACGGGCGGTGGCGGGATAGCCGGCGGGCTGCGCGGTCTGAGCCAGACGGCTCACGATGCCCTGGGGCATGTTCTGGGCGGCGGCGCTGTTGCGGCCGTACAGGATGGCCTTGTCGAGGGCGAGGCCGATGGCCTGCGCCAGCGCCTCAAGCAGCTCGGCGATCAGGTCGAGGTCGCTGTCCTCGATGTTGGCGTTGCAGACGGCAAAATACCCGGCGACCATGTAGCAGTTCAACTCGAGGTCATTGAACGCGAGGGTCAGCTCGTTCAAGTTGGCGCAGCACTCGGTCCAGATGGCCTCGGGCACGACGCCCATGATCAGGTACCGGCCGTCGCCGCGGACAGTGCGAACAGTTACGTGGCGGTACAGCTTGGAGTAGTTGATCAGGTTCTCGCGGAGCAGGCCGAGCATGACCTCGGGGATGGTCAGGCCGACGTTGGTGATGGCGCGCTTCTCCTTGATGGAGCTGCGGATCTCCTGCAGGTAGGCCTGGACGTCCTCGCGGGCGGCGAAAGCGTCGCGCTCCTGCGCGGACATCTTACCGAAGAAACGGGCGCGGGTGATGGTGTTCATAGCAGATACATCCTTTCTTTCGCCGGCCTTGGCCGGGTCGTTATGTTTGGGAGTGGTGTCCTGACGGGCCTCCTCCTGGGCGAGCTCTTCGCGGAGCCCGCGAATTTCCTCTTCCAGCGCGTTCACGCTGTCGCGGTGCTGCTGCAGCTCCGCGTCGAATTCGTTGATCTCGGTCTCGAGGGCGCTGCGGTCCTCGGCCGGAGTCTCGTCCGTGACCTCGTCGATCGCGGCGGCGTACTGCGCCTCGCGCTGCCCGAGGTCGGCGTCCTTTTCACGCAGGGCGTCGAGCGTTTTGGTCCTGTCGTCGATCTTGCGGCGCAGGAGCAGGGCTTTCAGTGCCATTTCTCAATGACTCCTTTCATTCGCATCTTCCAGGCTTCGGCGGCCCGGGCTTTGTGGGCGTCTCTCTCGGCGGATCTCGCCGCCACGCCCGTCTCCGAATAGGCGGGGAACGTACAGACGCTGACTTCATAGAGAGGGTCCACGCGGGTGATCGTCCAGTGCACGGAGCCGTCGTCCTTCCAGTCGACCTCCTCGGCACCGATCTGGAAGCCGAAGCTGCACTGGCTGACGTCGCCG